CGCTGAACACCGGGTCCTCAACGAGGACGGCATCCAATATCGGCGTCGGAGTCGGGTCCAGACGAAAAGTGACCTCTTCTTTGGCGAGCAGGAGTGCGCGGTTGTAAAGAAGGCTCATGGAAAGTTCTCCTTACTCGGGTCGGCGGCGGTACCGCTTCCCATCTCGTAGAACAAAGCTTCCACCGACACCCTTCGGCACCGGATCATCATAATAGGGATCATAGCCCTCTGGCACTGGCTTCACAGCAATGTCGGCTTCCACCGCCTCCTGCACTTCTTCGACCTCAACTTTGTCGTCGGTATCTTCCCCGGCCTCGAAAGCATCCCACTGGTCTTTTCCCGACATAGAGCTTCCCCTGTGTGGCCTGAATCCTACCACTGGCCCACGGCTCACGCCACTATCCGCGGATCATCCTCCTGGTGCTTGTACTTGACGAGCAGGAACACAGCACCCTCTACAGATCGATCAGCGTAGCTGTCCACGTCCACGGTGTTGCCTGTTTCACTCATGTCGATGATGAGTGCAGTGCCTCCGTTCGTGGCAGTCAATCGGGGGTCCGAGCGTACCCGCCGCTGAATATTCGTGAGGATCGTATTCAGGCACGTGGAGGGGGCGTCAGAGGTCTCCAGCAAGGCCCGGAACTCCAGGGTGACCCGTAGATCCACCTGAACCTGTTGCACATTCTTGAGGTTGCTCGCATCCGTGTCAAGAATTGCGATTGCGTAAGCCTTCCGGGAATCGAGATCCCCCAGAGGTTCCCGACGCACAACACTCCACTGAAAGTCGTAAGGATCAACGATGGGTTGTCCCGCACGCTGTCCTGAAAACAATTCACAAATCTTGGCTAGAGCATTCTCGCGGATGCTAGGCACGGTGTCTTATCCCACTATTGATGTCATCCAGTAGAAGCTTGAAGAGCTTATCAATGAACGGCCCTTCAGTCACCTCAAGAGTCTTCCCCAGCCCCAACCGAGGCGGTATCACGACACTCTTCTTGAGAACGTACAGAGGCACGATATTCGCGCCACGCTTCTGAAAGATGATGAGGTTGCCCCGCTTACTCGTCTGAATGAACGTATTCGGCCAGTCGCGAGCCTTGCGCTTTAGAGGCACGCCTTGGGAGTCCAGCGCGAAGCGGGTTGGAATAGTTAGATACTTGGACTTCTTTGCTCGAACAACACCACCTTGTTCATGGATCAGCGCATAGGGACTGAGGCCACCCCCAATCTCACCAGCCACAACCTCACCTGATGTAGTGACGTTGACACTCTTCTCGATCTCATCCACGAGACTCCCACTTCGATGAGCAAGACGACCCTTACTCGGGCCTGATGGGAGTGTGGGTAGGAACGGGTCCCAACTGACGGAGTGCCTCTCCCGCATAGCGAACGCAACTGTGTCGAGGTAGTTCTTCAGCTCTCGGGAAATGGTCCGATTCAGCCGGTCTGCTGGCATGATGTTGCCGATTTTCCTGGCAAACGCATCAATGCCCTTCTTCGCGCTTTTATACCTCTGCCCGTCGGAGAGGACGACTTCCATCTCGAAGCTGGTGGGCATCAGAAACTCCGATAGGGCTTCCAACTCCCGGGCACATAACGTGCGTGCGCCATCGTGATCGTGCTGAGAGTCTTGGAGAGGATCTGCGCCGCCATACCCCCATCCCCATCTCCGGTTCCTGTTGGTTTCGGGATGATTGGGTTCGCGTCCAGCACAAGCTGCGTCTTCAACCTAACAGCCTGTTTCAACCACTCGGGGGTGCCGGTATAGATCGCAGGGCTACCCCCGTCATCCTCGAACCCTGCGGTGTAGGCGGCACTCACATACTGCTTCGAGATGTCGAAATCCACCACGCGCAGGAGGCCCTTGTTGTAATCAAACACGGCATGATCCGTGCCGTTGTAGCTCTTCAGATTCGTTCGCAATCCCGAATCACTTAGACCGGCCTGGGAACCCGAAGAATAGACAGTGATCGCTTGCCCGCTGTCCATGAACCCCTGGGAAAGCAACAGTTCCACTTGCGGGTTGCTCCCCCCGAAGCTCAAGCTGGTGGTCACCCAGAACTCATCGGTGACTGTGCCCCTCTCGAAAGAGGACCTCACGGTATCCGCCACGCTCTGCTGAGCTTGTTCGATTGCTTGCTCGATCGCGAGATTCACAGAATCGAGATCATCGAATGCAATGGCGGCCCGGATGTCGGCCACGTCAACGATGAGCGGCATGACTTACCCCACTTGAACAGCGTCCGCAGACGGCTCACGGAGCTTCAGCTTGGCACCTTTCCCTTTGTCTCCATCGACCGGAGGGGCCGAGGGTTTTTCGGGGTCGTGCCCAGGATTCATGTCCGCCGTGGCGATCGGCTCATCACCCGCACCTGCTGCGGCTGCGACGGGTTGCGGCTCCGGGGGAGCTTCGATCAGGCAGTCGAGGAAGTAGCCACTCCCGACAAGGTGATCACGGAGAGTGCGGATGACCGCGTACTCCTTGCCCTTCTCGTAGAGCTGTCCGCGGTAGTGATAGCGATTGATCTTCTTGAGTTTGACGCCGAACTTTTGGGCCATCTGGTGTGCCTCCTGCACAGGGTTACGCCTCTATCTGAGGCTCAGTTGTCATCATACCCGAAGGGCCAGGAGGAGTCATCCCCCCGGCCCCCGGTATGGTTCATGGTGCTTGCCCAGTCCCCCCGGACTATCCGATGTTGTTGTAGACCACTCCGGCATCGGTCTCTTCGATCTGAATCGCCACGCGGGCGGTCAGAACGATGATGAGGACGCGGGCCGTGATGTCCTTGTCCCACTCCAGCAGGATATTCCGCTGGATACCCCAGAGCAGATTCAAGGGATTCGTGAAGATTCCCTTGCTCTCGGGCATGAGGCTTACGGCCTCGACCGGCACACCGAATGCGAAGACGCCCGGGAATCCCTGGAGGGCACTGTCACCCACCGCCGTTGAGCGGTTGGCCACCGTGTCCCGGTACTCCGTTTCCTGGTCCTGCGACACGTAGTGCCGGAGAGCCGCGCGGTTGCGGAGGTACTGGTCGGGCATGACCTTCATGGCGTCCTTGAAGACTTCCTTGGAAACGGTCGCACCGGCTGCGTCGGAGATGTTGCCTCCGTCTTCCATCAGCTCGATGTAGCCGTCCTGGAGTCCCAGGAGACCACTGAGGGTCGTGTCCCCGTTCAGCGCGAGGTTTTCGAGGTCGAGAGCTGCACGCTCTGCGATGAGCTGAAGGATGGTGTCGATGAACCCACCCCCTGCACCCGGAGCACCGCCTTCACGATGCTGGCCGATGCTACCGCGCTCGATGTTGTCCTCGATCACGTCGTAGGGCAGTCGGACTTCGGCGATCACCTCATCGGTGGTCAGCACGATCTGACTGGTGACAGGAGCGGAACGATCGGATTCGGTGAGCGCGGTGTTGCTGACGCCCGGACGAAGGATCGCCGAGGAGAATACGATCTTATTGATGTTCCGCACTGAGGCGGACATCTCGACCGTACGGACTTGACGAAGAATCGTCGGCTCCTGGATGAGAGTTCGGATGAAACGATTCGCCTGTTCGGCGTTCAGGGCACCACCATTGGTGTCCAGATCGCCGACTGTGATCGTCGCCTTTTGGATAATCTGCTTGTTGTCCACGGTGGTGACTCCCCTTGGGCTACTCAGCCCGTTTGGACGGTCTATTTCGCCGCGCGCAGCGAAACCTTCTGCATTCCGGTATCGATCAGCGGGATTTGGGCACCGGTTGCCGCCCCATTGTCACCACCCTGCGGGTCGCCATTGGCGCTCGCATTGATGGTTCCGTTCAGGGCCTCATCCGCCTTTCGGGCGACTAGCTCCGTCGCCTCGACGCGCTGGGCAAGAGTCGTGACGCTCTCGCTCACCTTCGTGATCTCCCCAGTGATCTTCTTCTCGAAGTCATTGAGCAAACCCTTCAAGGCAAGCATCGTCTCGTTGCCCGTTGGCTCGGTGACGGTACTTCCGTCCCCGTCCTTGGACGCAGCCACCGGCTCATCGGCCTTGGGCTCGCCCTCTTTTCCATCCGTGGATTTGTCGTCGCCGTCAACCTTGTCGGTCTTCGGCTCGTCATCTTTGTCTTTGTTTTCGTCCTCGTCCCCGGTGATCGCCTTCACCGCAATCAGTTGATCTGCGGTCAGCTCGTAGGTCTTCTCGCCGATCTTCATGGCGGTCTTGGCCTGCGGGGAATTCATGTCGGACACAGCCTGCGCGGCACCGCTATCCACACCGTCCGAGCTGTCGAACTCGGTCTGCGTGGCGTCAGCAGGGCTTCCAGCTTCGGCGGGCGTGGGCGCACCATCGACGAGGATCTTGATATTGATCTCCGTCGCCTTGGCCACCGCCTCGCGTACCTGCGGGTCGCTGAGCTTCACGAGACTCGGGTCCATCTTGAAAGCTTCCTTCGGGATGGCCTTGGCGAGGCCAGACACATGCTCACCGAATTCCTTCACCGCGGTGCCGACCTTCTTCGCAGCTTCGGGAGCGTCGTCCGAATCGAATAGCGCGTTGAATACCGTGTCGCGCAGCACGGTGAGTGCCGTGTCGAACCCGGGGAGGAAGCCTTGCTGGTCGATGTTCTCCTTGAACGAATCGCTCTCGGCGAACGGAGCGAAGGTACAGACAACACACGTACGCTCGTCCATCTGGATTGCGAGCTGTCCCTCACCGCCGAGTTCCGCGTCCTTCTGGATGAACACGGTCGTCCCGTCATACGCCTGCGGGGATTCGATGGAGAAGCCGCGGTCCTTAAGCCGGGTCTTGTCCGCGTCGGTCGCCTCGCCCTTCACGACGATCGCCAACACTTCCGGCTTGGCGTCTTCGATACCGAACGTCTTCATCAGACCGGCTTTGAAATTGAGCATCGGGTAACCCCCTTGTTCGGCGTCCGCGGACGCAATCTTTTTGAATGGCATGGTGTTCGCTCCGCGCGGCACCATTGAAACATGCGTTGCCTCCGCGTCGAACATCTCATGGACATTCAGCTTGATCTTCATCGTAGCTCACCGGAGCCTTCACTCGCCAGGGCATCCACCACGGAGAACCCGTGATTATGGTTTCCCTCGCCAGAACGCTCAGTCACAGTCGTCGCCAGAATCTCATGCCGATGATCTGGCCCGCCGTTTGTGCTCATCGTTTGTCCACCCAGAAACTCCCCTTCAACTGAGAATCGTACTCGGAAAGAATGGGTATGTCCAGAAGGATCAGTTGCCTTGGCAGTGGTGCCTTCAACCACACCCGTGTCGGGTAGCTCAAGTTCAATCTGAGTCTCCCGCATGAAGACATTCGCCTGCATGGAAAAGCCATTGATTTCGCCAGCTTTGATCGCTTTCCAGACTTCATTATCCAGCACGTGAATGCCTACCACCCAGGCATCCTCCACGAAAAGAGCATCCTCCTCCCGTGCAATGAAACTCTCAACAACCACACCAGGAAGATCAGCCCCCACCTCATCACACCGATTGTCGTGATTCACATCAACTTGCCGGGTAAGACCGTCGGATAGGAATCGATGTGCCATCTTGCGGATCTCGTCCGCGTACATGATGTCACCTTGGGTATCGGGGAACTCGGGAACGTATACCTCGGACCAGACGATCCTCAATTCCTCATCAACTTTCTTGATTCGCTGCGGCGCGGGGACCCCTGCAAGGTCTTCCATCTTCGTGAGCAGAGCTTGACCCTGTGCAACCCACGAACGAACTTCTGCGACGTTCATCTTAGACCCTTCTTGCGCGTGGATCGCTCGCCCAACTTCTGCGGCCCGTGCTTTGGAATCTGGACCAGTGAAGCAGACACCTTGATCCCCCCACTTGTGGCCGGACTTACCACCTTTCGTGCACTCTTTAACGGGCATGTGGAAAGAGTAAGGCTAGAAAACGAGATTCGCCACCCTACGCGCACGCGCGTGCGCGCGATGCCGATCTCAATTCTCTGCGTCCTGCTTAGGCCGGAGGTGCCTGGACCTGGCGTTTGAACCAATATCCACCGTCCGCCTGGAAGCACAACTCCCACCTCTTCTCGCCGAGGTGCTGGAAGGCATGATACAGGCCGATCGGTTTTCGGTCTGACATTTCTACGTCATCAGGGCAGCAGGGAAGCCAGCCCTTCGTTGCCGGTCTTAACAGGAGATATTCCCATCTCATTGTGTCCCCTCCTCTCTCAGAGGGATCACCGATTATAGCTCTAGCCCGGGTTTCACCCAATGGGACATTCTGCTACATTCGCCCTCCAAGAAGGTGAGCTATGGCAGCCATTGAATACGAACTACTGGTCGTCAACACCCGAGTCCCGACTTGGATCATCCACGGTCCAGAGCCCCGTCCCACCTACACTCACGAGACGTTCTGCAAATTCCTCAATGAGATTGGGGCGGACGGCTGGGAGCTGGTGGAGCTGGTAGGTGACTCCGGCGGGGTCTTCAAGCGACAGCATCTCCCGATTCCCTGAAAACCAATACCGATCTTTAATGTTGGTTTCGCCGCGTCTTTCCCGACTTTCCTCGTGGCTTTAGGGTGGAGATGGGGGCGGGGGTGGGTTCGGGTGTCGGTGTCATCGTGGGTATGGGGCTGGGCTCGGGCACCGCCCAGACCACTGTGAGCAGATCGCTGATGGGTCCCTCGCTTCCGTTCGTTCCATTGAAACCCGAAACCTGATACGTGTGGGGAACATCCCAATCCACACGGCAGACTTCCATCTCCGGTTCCATCGCCACGATGGGAGGGAGGTCATCTTCGTAGAAGTAGTGCCCGTCAGCGTTATTGCCGGGAGTCCACTGCACGAGTGCACATGCTGTCCAGATACAAGTCATTCCGAGATACGGGCAAATCATCGGCGGACATTGCCAACAGCCCGCGGGATGTCATGTGATCTGGACCACCAAGAAAGTTGGCTCCCCAGGAGGGACTTGAACCCCCAACCAGCGCCTTAACAGGACGCAGCTCTACCGATTGAGCTACCGGGGAACACGGGGCGACGGAGCGCGCGTCGGATCTCTTTCTCGGCCTGTTGTGCTTCCATCAACTCGCGGGGCGTACGGGCAGGTTCACCGCCCATCTTGTTCGGCTTACACATCGCGCACGAACGCCGCTTTCGTCGATAGACCTTTCCCATGCCGAACACTATACCAAAACCCCCGAGAGAGGTGAGTCTCCCGAGGGCCACTGCTTTCGTTTGGATGGTGAGATCTATTTCATCCTCACTCCCTTGTCTGGTTGCCCAGGTGCAGGTACATCCCGCACCCGAAACATCATCCATCATCGAAATATCCACACCGGTCGCATCGCCTCTTGCACGCGATGTCACTCATACGATGGCCACACCCGGGGCAGGTCAAGACTCGTCTGAGTCTTTCGTCGTCTCCATTAGATCGGTCACTAGGATTTTGCCCTTCCCCGCAGCGGGCACACCAACCGGCACAGGGCTCTCCGAAGCTGGTGACATTTCGCCATTCGTGAGGTCCGTTGGTTTCGAGGCACTGCCCTTCCTCGTCTTCAGCGCATAGAGGTCCACTGCTAGGAACAACAGGAAGTTCATCATCACGCTCACGTAGCCGATCAGGAAGCTCCAAATCACCCACAGGAGATCCCCACACGCTCTCGTCGTCCAGCCATACCGGGCCAGTTTCGGTTTCGCGAGGCACACGGTTCCCACGACGGTTATCACCATTGCCAGGAGGCCCATCCAATCCACCGCCGTCCATGCGTGTTCCATCAGTCGGTCCCTTCGACTCCTGCACAGTCCGCTCCCTTGAGCTTGTTCTCAGCACAGAGCTTCACGCGCATGTTCTGCTCCGCTTGTTGTACGGTTTCCTGCCGAACGTGAATGTCAGTGAGGGCCTGCACCGCCTCACCCATCGTGCGCTGATCCGCACTCATCGTGCGCTGATTTCCCTCGACCACTGTGGTTCGGGCCGCCGTTGCTTGTGCGAACGCTTCCCGCTCAAAGAGGTACCAGTACGCCGCACCGATCGCGACGATCACTCCGAGTACCCCGCCAATCCCCATGAAGATTTTCATCATTTCAGTTCCCTCGCAAAAATGAACACGTATTCATTCGGACAGGTTACCAGTTCCCAGCCCTCACTGCCGAGGGTGTTGAGCAGGGTGCTGAACCTTCGCTTCTTCTCTTCCGTGCCATCCATACGAACATCCGACCACTCAGACATCCTCGTATCAATGATCTTGTATTCCCACATCACTCACTCCTCTTCAGCCTCTTGAGCCTCTGCCTCCGCTGCGAGTGCGTCTCTTTCTTCCTCTTCAACCTCCCTCCAGAGTTTGATAAACACGTACACACACCCGACTGCCAGGATGGCCATGCACGCGATGAAAATCTTGCTCATCACCCTCTCGGAGGATTATATCCCCTCAACGCTTCCACCAGCAGATCGTCGTCCCAGTAGAAGAACGGGCAAGGCTCGGACTTATCTTCTCTCACATTTTCAATCAGTTGCCCCAGCCTCAACGCGGGGTACTGCCGCCATTTCTGGTAGAGGAACCACAGTATACGAATCATCTGCCATCGAGATCTCATCAGGTTACTCCTGTAGAATCCCCTCATGTGTGCGGGGTCCACTTATTCACGTCATCGTGGCTCAACTCCAAGTTGACCGGAGTATCGTACTCATGTGATTGACGGCATCGCTGAGCCATTTCATTCACAAGGAACTCCGCAGCAGTGCACTCCCGTTCAGCCTTGTCCCGCAGCAGGACCGCCGTATCCAAGTCCAGACACTTGATCGAAAAATCACGAAGCTGACCGGCGAGAAACGTGGCCCGACCTTTCCAGACCTCCCTATCTTCCTTCAGCTCTTTGGCCTCTCCCTCGATGTCCCGCTGATCCGCCGCCCGTTTCTTCGACTCCTTCCCGCGCAGCTCCATCAGTTCATCGACCTGACCGTACAATTGGAACAGCTTGGTAACAAGAAACTTCTTGCTCTGTGCCATCAGATGCTTTCGCTCGTGCTTTGGATCGTTTGACTTACTGGCCCTCATGCGAACTCCTTTCGCGATTGTCGCGCACGCGCGTGCGCGGGATTATCCCACTTTCTTCAGCTTCGCCTTTTTCACCTTCGGTCGAAAGCTTGCGGGGTCCACACCACATTTCTTCACGAAGGTGTAAAAGTCCTTTCGGTCCTTCCCGGCAATACGAGCGGACTCGGACATGTTCCCGTTAGTCTCCCGGAGAACCTCCCGAATGTAGTCCTTGATAAAAGCCGCTTTCGCTTTCGAGAAAGTCATCATGTCACAATCTCCTCAACCGGTCCAACCTGCGCCGTATCACTTTCTTGCCCCGCTGTTTCATCAACCACACTCTGAGTCTTTCCAACATTGGTGGCCTCCTTCTGTGCCCGACGCTTCTCGATGACCTTCATTTGTCGGCGTTTCAACAACCTCGCCAAAGCCATCATCTTTCGTTTCGTCTTACCGTTCTTCTGTTGATAGTATGCCTTCTGCGCTGTCTGTAATTCCAATTCCAATCGAACAGTGCTCTTCACCTCACCCCCCGGTTATGAACGAACGATCTTCAGGTGCTCCGGTACCTTGTGCTTCTTCTTCAACGGCGTGTTCTTGGCCTCCTCAGATTGCTCCGGGGCTGTGTACCCCATTCCCTCAGCCGCTTCCTGATAGGTCTGGGCAATACCGATCACTTCGTTGTAGTGCTTCTCGCGCTCCCGCATCTGCATCCCCATATAGAGGACGCAGGCCCATGCGAACGCGGCACTGATGTTCAAACTGACCAATGAAAAGACCATCACAGCGATGGTCAAACCCGTTGAGAACTTCTGGCTGCTAGTCATGGCCCTTCTCCAAATCCCTATGCTGGACCACCACCTCCCTGATGCTCTTCAGCTTGTCTTGCAGTTCCAGGGCAAGCACCACCGAACGGTGCCGACCCCCTGTGCAACCGATCATCACTTTGATGCGGTCCATATCGCTTCGAGCTGCCGTGGTAAGCATGGCTACCGTCGCAGCCAAGAACGTGCGGAAGTCTCCGCGGGACGCGAGTGCACCACGCACGCGCGAGTCCGTCCCATCCAAAGGACGCAACTTCTCATCCTTCCACGGGTTCCACAGCACACGCGCGTCGATGAGAAAGTTCGTGGCCTTCGTGTCTGGTGACCCGTTCTTGAATCCGAATGTCTCAATCGTAATCATCACACCTCCTTGTTGTGGATAGTGGGTATCTTACCACACATTCACACGCCCTGTCCATCACGGACGGCTTCGTTCTGAGAATCGTTTCACGCTCCAAGTCAGTAGAGGACCACACGAGGTTGACAGCGGGCTCCCCATCCACCTTGAACCAGAGCATCTTGCCATTCTTACCCGGCACTTCCAAGATTCGCGAACGCGGGGCTCGACGCCCCCGGGCCGCAGCCTTCCGCTCGGACTCACATAATGCAACGGCCTTGCTCAGTTCCATCATGTAATCATCTCCTCAATCGCGTCTACCAACTTGCCCACTCGCGCCAGGAGGACGAACTTGGTGGGGGACGACACAAGCCATAGAGCGATTCCACCGACCGCCACTGCGCTGACTAGCGTGCGTGCCCTCATCTAGCTTCCCCTTTACCTGCATCATCCCCCAGCATCTTCAGCGCATTCTTATATCTGACCCACATCCGCGGCTCTAACGGGAAAGGCTCCCGAAGGTTGTCCAGCACGTCACACACCTTGATCCGCCTCGCGCCTTCGTTCTCCGTCACCCGCGCGATATACTCGAAATAGGTTTCCTTTTCCTTGTCGTACGTGAGCACCAAAACCAAATTGGCGACCCCCAGACCGAATCGCATTTCCACGTCGTTGTAGGTGGCATCCGTATCCTCAATCACATCGTGTAGGAGCGCGGCGGCCACCATCCTCTCGTCTCCACCCGTTCTCGTCGCAACCTCACACGCAACCCGCAACGGGTGGTAGATGTAATCCACCTCGTTCTTATCCAACTGACCGTCGTGCTTGGCCATCGCGTACCGCAAAGCCGCGAATACTCTACTCGTCGAATTCACTTCTTGTACTCCTCTCGCGCATACCGCTCCAACTCGTCATCCCCGAAGGTCTCTGTAGCCGTCGCAGCATCGTGAACCATTCTGTTCCGCCAAGCCATATAGCGATCCGCTCTTTCCTTGCTCAGGGACCGCGCGTGTTTCGCCCGGGTAGCCTCAGCTTCCTCGGGAGTCTCCGCCTCGCAACTCATGCACAGGAGAACCTTCGATTCACGGTCGTACCGCTCCAGACCCTCCCTACTCATTGCGCGGGCTGCTCCACATCTACAGCAGTAGAGCTTGAATACTTCGTTCACGCGGCGCATGATGTGCACTCCTTCATTGACCCGTCCTTCTGAACGATAATCCCCTCATCCATGCACTGTGCACAGTTGAACCCCGCATCCTCAGCGGTGATCTCCGGCTCCGTGGGAGGGGTGATGGGAACGCCCGCGAACTTCGTCGGGGCCTTCTTCTTGAACTTGACGCGACCGGTCTGCGTTCCCTCCATCGTCACCTTGGTGCCCCACGCAAGACCGAACTTCTTGGCACAGATCGGACCGTACCCGACCGCCATGCTTTCATCAGATTCGATCGGGGTGTTGCAGAAGCAGCAGTGCCCGCTCACCTTCGCGTACTTCTTGGCCATGCCTGCGGGGTCCGCGGACAATCGCTTGACGGTGCTGACGACGTACTGCGGAACGTCCCCGGACATCTGCCACGTGCCATCCAACAGGATGCGTCCGAACCACTTGTTCTCGCCGTACGGCAAACCGTCGGTGACGTTGATGCTACCCGGCACCGTCGCTTTTGCCCCGGCCCGGGAAAGCTGAACCGTACCCTCGTCCGTCTTGATGGTGATCTTGGGGTACTTGGCGGCTTGCGCCGCGGTATCGAACATCGCAATCAGCGGCGCACAATCCACCACGACGACCGGCTTCACTTCCCCAGTCGAGCGAGCAGCCAGCTTCACCACCCACGGCCACTGCTTCGGGGACAGGGTTCCTTTCTTTTCGAGTTGGCCCAGGAGGGAGGTTGCGAACGACTTGTCCTTGTCCGCGAGTTTCTCAAGATTGGCTTTCAGGGTTTTCACCGCAGCCGCTTCTTTACTGTCGGGGATATAGGCCATCATTAGCTCCCGAACCGCATGTCAACGAGGTCCGCATCACGGTCGGCTGCGCGGCCTACGACCTGCGCGCTCTCCAGATAGATGTGGTGATGATCCCCAAGATGGAACGCGCTCTTCTCAGCCGCGCCAATGACATCGTTGACGGTCGGGTTCGTGTACGTGCCAGAACTCCAACCTTCCCGATGCAAAATAACGTCACCCTTGAACGCCACGTCGTCACCGCTCTTGGTTCCGAACACACTAGCGTCCACTACAATCTTGATTCTGCTCATCTTGGCCTCCGTGCCGTTTGATGTGCTGTGCTTGACCATGTGGTAACTATACCACACACAAGATAGAAGGCAAGGATTACTTTAGGGGAGGGATGATGCCCCGGTATGACGCCCCGGGGCGTGGCGTTGTGTCTACTTCTTGATCGGGTCCAGTGCGTCCCTGACCATCGCAGCAAGGTGTTGGAAATTCTTCCCGCGTCCCATCCACGGGTCCCGCACCTTGTACGGAATGTCCAGAAGGTCGGCTACCCAATGCACCGCATCGAACTCAGCCACCCCCTGCACATCCTGAGCACCCCCGTCGTTCGGAGTCACCGAGTGCTTCCCCATTGCCGGATCGTTCTTGAACGTCTCGGACTTGAACTCCAGCCCCATCTTGCTGAAGAACTCCGGGCTCAGGATGGAGTAGCCATCCGTGTCACTCAGCCACTCCCGAACCTTGTCGTGATCCATCTTTTCTACCGTGTTCTTGGTTGTCATGTTGATCTCCTATGTCGAGTCCCTCATTGGACTCA